CTCACCTTGCTTCCTGACTCCGAACTTCTTACCCTTCTTGCTCAGTGTTTTTGTTACAACAGGTTTTGTTGTAGGTTCTTCAGCTGGCTCGATATTCAGTTCTATTTCAAAAAAAAGAGGGAAGAGCAAAAAGCTCTGCCCTCAATTTAGTTTGATTAGTTACCGCTTGGGCGAGTAATCTTAACAATGTGGTCAGCACGGACGACTTTAACTCCAAAGAGTTCAGCACCAGCGATGAAATCAACACCGTTAACTTTATCACGGTCAGCCTCGAAAGATGGAACGTTTTGCGTTGCACCTACGATTGCAGACTTGTGGAACATAAGGAAGTTCCAGACCTTGCTACCAGCAGTACCAGTTTCTGATACAGCGTTTGAGATGTAGACAGGCATTCCGTAGATAGAACCAACGAGACCAGTTTTAGTCGAGACTAAGCCAGTTTCACCAGTCGTGCTGTTGAGGGTAAACTCAGCAACTTTACGGAGGTCTCCAAGACCAGCACCGTTAATAACGATGTATCGGTTGTCAACAGGGACGTTGGCAAGGTCAAGGGCAGCAGCAGCTTTAACGACATCAGCGAAAGCAATAGTCGTGTTAGTGTTACCAGTTACGGTTACAGTGCTACCAGCACCAGCGACAGCTTTACGCATTACTTCCTCATCAAGAGCACGGTCAAGGTATCGACCAAGACGCTCAGTGTGAGGCTTACGGTAATCGTATGTACTTTGTGCTTTTAGGACATCTTGTACACCGAGAACCTTACGAATGTAGCGGTCAATGAGCAAGTCAACCTGAGAGGTATCGAGGGCATCAATGGTTAAACCAGATACAGCTGTGTTAGTTGCAGTAGAGTCGGTAATTTCAGCCATGAAGTTCAGGTGAAGTGTATCACCCTTCTGAGAGATTTCACTTGTGTAAGTAGAATCAATCAAAGCCCACATGACTAAGTTGTTTACACGGTTGTCCTGAAGTTCTTTAGCCCAGATTTTAGGGACGTTAAGAGATTCGTGACCAGCACCGCTAACTGCACCTGTACCAATGGTAGGGGTTACATAGTTAGGCATTTATTTATTTCCTTTTTGTGTTGTATGTATTACAACTTTAGCGTTTTAAGGCAGCATCAAGAAGTTTTACGTGCTCTGGGTTTGTCGAGTCATACTCGTTTTCAATCCATTCATCCGTAACCTTGATTGGGGCTGCAGGGGCTGAGTTAGTTGCGTGTGCATCAGCACCACTAGCAGCTAGACTCTGATTCATAGAATTACGCTCTTCTTCTCTTGCAGCTTGAGCAGCAGCACTGGTATCAACAGGCTTTTGCAACTGTGCAAGACCATAAAGTGTAGGCAAATCATTGAGTAGGGAACGAGCATAGTCGTCACCAAACTCTTGGCGTTTCTCTGCAACAATTTGAGCCATCACTGGTTCTAGCGTTGCGTCTTTTCCGTTGAAGAAATTAGTCTTCTTGGATGAGAACTCCATGTTTGCTACTTTAGCTTTTAGCTGTGCGACATCATCAGCACCTTCACCAAGTTTTGATAAGTCAGTAGACGTTTCGTCTAGTTTTGGCTGACTTTGTTTGGTTTTATCGAATGCAGATTTATTGTCTCGAGCCATCTTAAGAAGGCTTCGTTCACGGTCTGATAATTCAGACAGGTCATTGATACCTTGACCCTTTGCGAACTGGGCTAGAGCAGCTTCGTCATTCGCTTCCGTTGATTGATTTTGTTCAGCAGATGCGGTAGACGTTGCTTGAGAACTGTTACCAGCCTCATTTCCATTTACTTGCGAATCCGCTGGGTTTGTTGTAGTGTCCGTTGTACTCGAGTTGTCGGCAACTGACGTATCTACTACCTGACCAGTAGTGGGTTCATTCATTTAGGATACTCCTTTGTATTCTATTTAGCTGTACCTGAAGAAACGTATTCCTCAATGTACGATAGTATTATATCACATCCTCGAGCATTTTGCAAGAGGGAAAGCGACTTCTCACCATCAATTATTATTTGTTCCCCTTCACCGACTGGAGAAGGCATTACCATTTCTTTAGAATAGGTAGTGAGCATATCGCTTGTGGAGTGCCCATAGTTCATTAAATCCCTATAGGCATCCGTTTTTGAGAAGGTAGCCCACTGCCTAGCAATGGACTTTTCCCTCTCAATAAACTCTTTAGAGTCTTTCTCTTTTTTATCTACGTTCTTAGCTTCAATCATATTATCTTCCTGGGATTACCCTGTTTTGTAAGGTTGTACTAGGTTGAGAGGCTCGAACACGAGGGTTGTTACCAACCGCCGTGCCTTTGCCACCACCGCCCTGTGTGCCACTTTGAGTAGCTTTTCCACGAGCAGTAGCCCCTGCTGGAGCACCTGTACCGTTAATCATAGCATCTGCACCCCCAGGCATAACCTGCGTGTTAGGATTCTGTGTTAACGATGGGTCTACAGCTTGTCCATCACCACCCATTATTGGAGGAGCTGGAGGAGTAAGCAATTCATCAATGTCATCCTTCGGAGAATCGGGGAAGATACTTGTAAATATCTTACGCAATAATACTTCTTGGTTAACAAGTGGATTGTTCATACCGAATTGTGCTGCAACTTGAACTGCCTGTGCCATCTGCGATGCTTCAGCTTGTGCTGATGCTTCAAGAATAACTCGAGGCTGGTATTCACCAGTGTAGCGGTCTGGGTTGTAGTCTTTCCACATTGTACCAGTCTTACCAGTGATGCGAACTGCAATCTCCTTGGTAACAAATATCTGGATACACTTGTAGAGTAGACGAGCAAGTTGTGCGAATCCTTCATCTTCAAGGTTTTGAACCTTAGTGGTGAAGCGTGTGCTTGCTTGGTTGAGCTGTGCAGAAATCTCAGTAGCAGTTGTTCGACTAAACTTCTGTGATACACCCTGAACTGCAGCATCGGCAGCACTAGCGGTACGCATAGCCTGTGTCAATCGTGCAATTTCAGTATCTGCAGCTGGACTAACATCCTGTTTATCAATCGGCGTAAGAGCACCCTTTGGAATTGGGAACACTGCACCAGGCATTGATTCAATCTGCTCGGCAAGATGTTTGAATCGAGGGTCGATTTGCCACATATTGTTAAGAGCATAAGCCAGGTTGTCTCGCTTCTGAGAGCTTGTATCGTTCAATGCTTCCTGGATAGGAATAAGAACTTCAACATCACCTCGAGCATAGAATAGGTTAGAGTCGGTATAGTTCCTCAAGATTGCAAATGGCAGGAATCCTTGGATACCAGGGATTGTGTGCGTTGCTTTCTGTGGTTCACCGTTAACCATGATTATGTCAGTGACTTTTTTCTCTTTGCGTTGGAATGGATTATCACCTTCAAAAATTACAACACTACGGTTGGCGATAATAATCTTCTTCTTCGCTGAGTAGTACTCAATGATTTCGATTTGATTCTTAGAAGCATCCTTACCAAGTGTTGAACCTAGTAACTGTTCCTTGCGAGTCTTATCTGTGTCATCTGATTCATCCGAGCCAGTACCTGTGGTATTAATCTGGTCAAGGTTTTTGTACATATCAACCAACTCACCAGTCTTGACATCAAACATTTTCTTAGCACGTAGCTGTTCTATGCTTGTCAGGTAACGATAACCAGCGTATTTAGCATAGCCTCGTTCCTCTGGACGGTTAATGTGAGTAGCTGTCGGGTCAACGAAGAAGTCCGAAAGCGGAATGTGACAGATGTACGGCTGGGTCGTATCCCAAGTAACCATGAAGACACCGTTACCGTAGATAATCATATCACCTACCCAGTTAAGCATCTTTTCTGTCATGTTGTTTAGTGACCAGTAGTAATCTACCAGTGCGTTAAGTACTTCAGTATCTTGCTCTTGTTCTTCGTCAAGTGGCATGTACTTAAACTTAGGTTTGCTACCAGCGATGGCAGCCTTTAGGGATTCAACGATTGAGAAAACTTCTGGAATGAAGTCATCTGCAACACCTGAGTAGCCTCGGCGTGTTCGGATAGCGTTGTAAGCCTTAAAACAATCTTCCCATACTGACTGATAGTTATCTTTGACATAGCTTCTGGCACGGTCAAAGTCGCCCATAACAGAGACTAATAGTGGGTCTTTGCCAAGGTCTGCATCAGTAAGTTTCGGGGTTTCTTGATAGCTTTTCTTAGCCATTATTTTACCTTACTTTTCTTTAATTTTTTTACTACTTTAAGTTTTGTGATGTCGTTGTCTCCCCAAGGGAATAACTGGAACGCAATAGCCTTAGCCATCACGGTGTCATCATGTTCACCTTCTTCAGCATTCATTCGTCCACGTTCATCACGCACAAAAGCAAATGCCTCTTCTACGAACACAATGTCTTTATCCTCATTGAGTTCTTCTCGAATGACACGAATCAAATCATCTATTGCTAGACGCTTGGTTCTAACGTCAGTCTTCCAACCTAGGTTCGATGTCGGCTCTTCAAAGTCTTCATCATAGCCACGGTCTCGCTTATATAGATTAGTATAGAAAGTATCACGCAATTTCTGGACTGTTGTAAGTCCGTGGTTGTTTACCTCTACACCTATAAGTGCATAGTTGTACAGAGCACCGAGAGCACCGAGTATTTCACCGAACCTGTCGGGGTCACACTTGCCTCGCCATCGAGCTACTGTTTTCATTGTAACAATGTCAACAACTTCTGCTACAGAATAGTCTCCATTCTTCAGACCTTCTGCAACGTCTCCACCAATAACATATTCATGTCCTGGCAGTGGCATCTCAAATATCTTAAGAGGAGCTACATAGCTGAAGTCTTCTACATTAGGGTCAAAGTCGAAGTGTGTAAGAATACTATCTTCGTGACTGTCACCAGTCTCCAAGTTATAGTAATCATAATCAGCTTCTTCAAGACACTCTAATTCCATCTCTGCAAGTCGCAGTACTGGGAATACGTTTGCACCCGAGGCAACGAATGCTTCATTGGCAATACTTGGGTACTCCTGGAACATACGAGCAGGGTCAGATGCGAAGTCTCGAGATTTACGCCTATAGAACTTAATCTTAGGTATAAAATCTTCTTCAGGAACGTCATAGTGTTCACCAGACCATGTGTCGAATCCCTTTTTGAACAAGTCCATAAGGAATACTTCATACTCTGTTAACTCACCGACCTCTTCATCATCATAGTCAGCATATTCATCTATCAACCACCAAGGAAAGAAGAACGGAATAAAGTTGTTTAACTTCTTTTCAGCGTTTCGCCATTCTTTGTGGAAGTAGTTTCCCTTACCCTTTGCAGTCGATTCAAGAAAAATGAATGTCCTAGGCAAGTAAGGTACAGTCTGCATGAGTGAGGCGACCAGTTCTTCACCGTTTTCCCACTCACCAACCTCAGATGCGTGGAGGAACTGAATTGTGTCAGACCTACCAGCACTGGTGTTCTTAGCTGTAGCAGTCTTAATGACTGAGCCAAGCCCAACCTGATTACCTTCATCATCATATCGTTCAAATGTAAGGTCAGATTTGGTGTTGTATTTTATACTAGGTTTGAAAACAGGGTTACTGTTGTCATAATATCTACGGAACATACGGTAAAGGTTACGTGCAGAAGCATCTTCGTGCCCGATAATCACTGCAGTCTGGTTCTTATTAGTGGAGTTCCACCAATATCCAAGTGCCTCAATAGCCGTAGAAAGTCCCATCTGTCGAGCTTTTAGTACGATAACTCGTATCGGAAGCCCTTCCATCAAGCAGTAAATGACGTAATCAATCAATGCTTTCTGGGGTTTGTTTGGAACAAACTTTATTATTTCCCCTGATTTGCTCCTAATCCATAGGTTGTTATCTGCATACCTATAGAAGTCGTTTTTGATGTCCAGTATCTTCTGGATTTGCTCCTCTGATAACTGAAAATCGTCCATATTATTGGAGTTCTTCTCGGTACTTTTGGAGCAGTAAATTAACTAATTTGCTCTTATTTTTTACGTCTTTAAGGAACTCTAGGTTATCATCCCATATATAGAGCTGTACCTTATTTATCTGAGGCATCTTCGTCTCCCTTTTC